ATTTGGACACCAAAGGGTGATTTCCCTGGTTTCTTTGTTAAAATCACCATTTCTTAGGATTCTAACACACCTAGCTTGAGCAAGAGCAAAGTCACTAGGTGCCATATCAGGCACCTTATCTTCTGGTCTTTTTGCCCAGTCTTCTGCTAGGTACATATCCATGATAACCTTATCCCATTCTTCTCTGGGATACTTGTCCAAAATCTTATTAGCTTTTACAGCCCCAACCTTCCATAGACCCCAGATGTTATCTGTAGAATCTCCGGTTAGCCATTGCTGGTAAAAGTATCTATCTGCGGCATCTTGTTCAACACAAACAGGTTCTTCTTCCTTATCAGGATTCCAGTGCCAACCAGGAATCTGTCGTAGATCCTTGTCTACTGTTACCCCAATAGCTTGACCAGAAGAAACCAGCATACCAATTAAGTCATCTGCTTCTAATCTATCTACACACCGTGATGTAATACCGGTATCATAAATACACTCTAGAGCATAGCTCATTGAGTCGGGTGCTTTGAAATCATCTCTGTGTTCCTTGTAGGGCTTCCAGAAGACTCTACGATAGTTCTTGTTTCTCGGGCATGACATAGCAATATAAACTTTGTCCACACCCTTGGGAGTCCAATCGTTAATGTCTTTATTGATCCTTTCCGGCAATGCATCAATACCTTCTTGGTCGGCCCAAAACGCCGCACGATAAGCGATAATATCTCCATCTAAAATAGCCTCTGTTGGTTTATTCATTTTCGTCTTCTTTTGTCCAAGGTAGTTCTTCGATTTCTAATTTACCAGTATCAAGAATTTCATCAATAGATTCATTTATGTCTTCCTTTAGTTCCATAAGAGTTTCATTATTGACAATAATAAGGTCAAATAATTCTTCATACTCACTGTTAGGAAGACCAAAGCTATCTTCTACATCATTGGCTAGCTTTTCACTTTCGTGGTTACGCCACTCAGCATTTTCTTCGTTAAGTGTACGACCACCAGAATCAATAAATATCTGTGTGGCTGCTAGTTCCCTGCCAAGTGCTATTTCATTCATGTACCTAACATCATCCTGAATGATAACATATTCCCAGTACTTTTTATTCTCGGATTTGTTATCTACTTCTTTAAGCATATAATTTTGAATGGTTTCAAAAGTCTTTTCAATCCAGTATTCTGGATTTTCTTTACGTTTTGAAGCACCAAGTTCTTGGCAAAACTTACGATACTCGTCTGGTTTTGTTTCCTTTGAGTATCCAAGATCTTCTGCTGCTTTCTTTAGTGAGTCAGCAAATGGTATAATAACTGGAATATAACCCCTATGGTAAGCTAGGGCTTCTATAATCCTAGCTACCGATGTCTTTCCAACTCGGCCCTTGCCGCTGATCTGAATAATTCTCATTATGTATTTCCTTCCAGTTACGAATAATATAACCTAAACCAATATTACCTTTTTGGTAATCAACAACAATTGGGTGTTCTGGGTTACTAGCTATAAACTCGTTTACTTGTCTCATAAAAGTAACAGAGTCATTCATCTTTTTGCTCTATTGTAAGACTTGGAAACAACTCTTAGATTCTTAGATGTGTTGTTTCTTGGGTTACCATCCCTATGATCAATGTCTTTACCATCACCTTTGCGAACAGTTCCCTTACGGAGTCCTGCTCGTCGTGCTTTATTACGATGTGCACGATCTTTCTTTGATTTAGTAGATGATTGGAATTTCTTGTACTCGTCTTTGTAATCTCTTGACATGTTACCTCTATTCTAGAAACCAAACTTTACCCTGACTCTTTAGTAGTTCTGCTACTCTGAATCTAAGTATTTTGTTTTCTTCACTTAGTTTGTCGATTTCATTTTTAATAATAGTTGGGATGACAACATCCACAACACTCCACTGGTGCTTTACTAGACTTGCATGTAAAGTATTGTAAAGCTCTTGTTCATTAGCGTTATCAGAAACTTTAACTTCTAGATATACAGTTTTCATTAGTGTGTCTCCGACCAGTTGTTACCGATCTTGTATTCAGCTTCAATTAGACAATTACACTTCATTAGATCACCAGCAGTGGTTGCTGATTCACAAATTATATTACCAATCTTGTGAGCATACTCTGGATCACACTCTAGCTGAAGCTCGTCATGGACTGAGGCTACCCAAGCAAACTTGGATGGACCTACTTCTAGTTGCAATCTATGATTAGCAACACAAGCCCAAGCCTTGGCAATGTGGGCACCCGATGACTGGAGTAGTGTATTGAGAGCAGCATGTTCCTTACGGACAGGAATGGGTCGCCATCCAAATGGCTTGACAACACCATCACTGAGGGTAGAGAAACGACACTGATCAATCAGCTTCTTAAGTCCAGGAATATTTGACAACAACTTATTCTTTACTTGCTTTGCCTTGTAGGTAGAGCAACCAATAGTCTTGCCAAACTTCTCATCACCACCACCATACAAGAAGCAATAGATTGCAGTCTTGGCTGTAGATCTAGACTCTAGCTCCATAGCCTTTTGGTTGTGTGTATGGACATCACCTTCGCATACTTCCTTGGCATATGTGCCTCCGTCGTATGGGTGTAGATAGTGTGCCAGCATCCGTAGCTCAAGACCCTTAAGGTCAGAGCCAACTAGTACCCACCCATCCCGTGGCTTGAATAGAGCACGGGCACGGGGATCTGAGTGAACCTGTTGCATGTTGGGTTCTTTAGCAGACATTCTACCAGTAACAGTACCAAGGATATTTACATAGCCGTGAATACGATTGTCTCGGCTTGTCTTGGCTCGGCTAACCCAATCAGATACTTGACCCATCAACTTGATAAGGTCGAAGTATTTGCACAGTGTCTTTGCTTCTGGATATTCTAGTTGAGATAGAACATCGTGGTCAACCTTTGGGTTACCCTTGTCAGTTTCTGGTGGTTCCCAACCATACTTTTCTTTTAGTCTTTCAGCAATCTGCTGACGAGAGCCGGGATTAAACACCTCAATTTTATCCTTAAGTTGCTTACCAGTTTTCTTAGAGACTCGCTTGATAATCTTGTCTGGAAAGATGCGTTGCATTTCATCTTCAATCTGTGACTTTTCAATCAACAGTTCCATCTCAAGATTCTCTGCCTTGTCTAGATCAAAACTAAAACCATTTTCTACCTGACCAGAGATCATGTCAGCAACAACATGCTCCATCTTGATTGCTCTTGAGTAGGTTTCCCAATACTTAGAGCTAGTCAAGTGGTTGTAAAGCTTAGCAGTTACAACAGAGTCTTGCAAGCAATAGTCACCCATCTCCTTAGAGTATGCATCCCAACCACCTTGGTAGTCAGACTTACATTCCTTTAGGTATTCACCCCAGGATCTAAGTGAGTTGCTTTGGTCAGCTGTTGGTGGTGTTTCTGGATACATCATTCTGGCTAGAATAAGAGTATCAATTACACCAGTAAATGGTTCCTTGTTTAGTGGACCATACAATCTTTCAATCAATGGGATATCAAACCCATAAATATTATGACCAACAATTGTATCTGCTTGTTTTAGTAGTTCAATACCAACTTCAAGGTTGTCTTGTTCAAACAGGAATGAATCTCCTGATAGAATATCAACAATTGATAGGCACCAGATTTTGCTGCCTTCCTTGATATAAGTTTTCTTCTTACCAGCAATTACTTCATTGAGTCCATCTGCTTCGACGTCAAATGCTAATATTTTCATGGCGATAAATTACTTCTCCTTCCGGTGTTACAATGAACGGTACATCCATAAGCTTGGCTGTTTGGTCGTTGTAATACAAAGCGGTAGAGATACCACGACGGCCACCCTTACGGTTCTTTAGTACACGAATGTTAGTTGTATTAGAGATAAGGGGATCAGGATGCTGAGCATTACGCTCTAGTGCAAATACATTGTCAGAGATCTGGGCAAGAGAACCAGAGCCACGAAGGTCATTGAGATTGATACGATCACCCTCGTCTACATTCTTATCTGTCTTCTTGATATGAGCAATGACATGGATAGTAACACCAGTACGCTCAACCAGTTCTCGTAGCTTCTTCATTACTGAATCTAGAACAAGTCTTTCGTCATTGCCGTAATCAGTCCCAGCAGATAGGAGCATATTGCCCAGAAGGGTAATATGATCAAGGATAATAATACGACAATCAAGACCAACAGCCATGTACTCAAGGCGATTAATGATGTTAGTAATATTAGAATTACCAATATGGTCATAGAGATAAAGAGATTTCCCAGAGATTTCAGTCTTAGCAATTTTGTATTCTTCATCTGTTAAGTTGTCCTCTACCATATCAACGGTAGCCTTGTTGTTCTTCTTTCTTAGTTCATTAAGCTGACGCTGAGACATGATCTTGCGTACAGGCTTACCAATCTTAGATGAGATTAGATCATCTACAGTTTGCTCTGGAGATTCTTCAAGGAACACAGCACCAACATTTCTGTTGTGGTTTAGGTGATCCATAATAAGCTCACGAATAATTGTTGACTTACCATGGCCAGTTGCTGATGTCCATAGGTTTAGTCTACCAGAGTCTTGGCCAATCATAAATGTAGTTAGAGAATCCCAAGGATATTCATAGACATCATTGTTACGCTTGGTTGATTCAGATACTACCTGACTAACATGAAGGATTGAGTCTGGTGAATACGCTTGTGCATTCCAGTATGCTTGTAGCAACTGAGCAGTTTCAGCATTAACCATCATCTCATTTGGATCCTTACGAGGCAAGGCCATGATCTTTACCTTACCGGGTGGAAGGATCTCTGCAACCTCACGCGCAGCTTTCTGGCCAGGTTCATCCATATCAAAGCAGAGTACAATTGTTTCAAATGAAACAATAAACTCATAGTTATCTTTGACAGCCTTGACCGCAGAGTTAACACCATTAGGTACTGAGACTACAGGATACTTGTTATCAAACACCTGTGCCATAGTTAAGCAATCAATTGCACCTTCTGTAATGGTAATACGTTTGCCACCAGTAGAGAATAGATGCTGACCATAGAATGTTAGATTGCTGGTGTCACCAAGCCAAGCAAACTTCTTGCCATCATACCGGATGTGCTGAGCCTGCACCTGACCTTGTGCATTGTAGAATGTTTCAATCTCGCTGCCGTTGATACCAGTCAGATAGCCATACTGCTTTGTAGTTTTCTCTGAGATACGCCGATGCGGTAGGGGCACAGCTTCTCCTGATCGGAATGTTTCATTACTATAAACCGGTGTCTCAATAACTTCTGTTGTCATACTTGTCTTTGTTCCTTTAACATAAAACTTACAGGCATAGCAATAGCTATGGCCATCATCATATACTGCTAGGTTGTTACCAGATGTGTCTCCGCCTTTTGCTGCACATGCTGGGCAACGCTTACGATTAACTACCTTAGATTCTGTATCCATAAAGACCTCCATAAATATCTATAAATGCCCCCAGTAGGGATCGAACCTACGACCTATTGATTAAAAGTCAACTGCTCTACCATCTGAGCTATAAGGGCGTATGACTCCGGGGGGAATTGAACCCCCACGCCGTTTAGGGCGGCAGATTTTAAGTCTGCTGCGTCTGCCTGTTCCGCCACGAAGCCATGTATATTATTTCTTTAAACGCTTTATCTGTTTGTATGTAACATAAATATAACTAATAACAGCAACATTTGCTAAAAGCAAAATAACTACAGAAGTTTGAAGAAAAGTTACTTCATCCATTAGTGTTCTCCTTCCTTGAAGCATTGCCAGCCCTTGCTCTGTGCGATATTGATAGCCCTCTGCTCCTCTCCGTTACCTGTTGCGTAGCAATAACTACGCCTCGCCTCGTCGCGCTCTTTGCTAAGGCGTTCGTTCTCTAAGCGCAGTATGTCGTAGGCATTTTCTTCTACAACCAGTTTCCTACGCAACCGTTCGATCTCGTCGGCGGCTTCTCGGTTCATCAGTTCCACGCTACGATCATTGTGAAACACCGCGCGTAGTCGGGCTACAATATCATCTCGCATTTGCTGTTGCCACGCTTCAATACTTGCTGGATCATCAGACATAATTAATTCCTTTCTAGTTGAGCATCCCCAGCTGGACTTGAACCAGCAACCTACAGCTTAGAAGGCTGTTGCTCTATCCAGTTGAGCTATGGAGATGTATGAGAACAGGTGGGACTTGAACCCACACTCTTGGGCATTGTTCAGCTTGCCTCTACATTGGGCTACTGTTCTCGGGGTTTAATATTTTATATGATGGAAACGATTTTCTTTTGTTCAGTTTTCATTGTACTTCCACTTGATCTTCTTGTTCTTGATGCTATCAACTCCATTGGAGAACTTCCGCATCGCAGGCAATGAATCCAAAGT